ATCTAGTATTATCATAAACGACCATTGGGTCAATTCCGTTGACAGCAGGCATAAACGAGCCACCCGCAGTCGTAATCATGGAATGTATCCATTTACCATCGGTGTTCCCTGTAAGACTTGAGGTAGCCGTAGGAGTACTAGCATCATAAATAATGGTAGCGGTAGATGCAAACAGCTTATTACCCGTTGGGCTAGAGTAATTCATTAAAGATAAAACAGCCCCAGTAATGCCTATAGATACTTTAGAGTAGCCTTTTCTAAGGGTTACATCGGTGGGTGTAGGAAAGAAATTGACCATCTGAACCGCATCTAAAGGGTTCATTTCAGCCAAAGAATCTCTAGCGTTCCAACCCCCAATGGGGGATGGTAGAGAAGCTGTAACTGCCCGTCTTTGTTGAGCGACTGCCATTATGTCCCGTAGCCAGTATCAGGTATATTAGCGTAACCAATCAGCACTTTGCTTGGGTATGGTGCAAACGACAGGTTAGCAGAGCCTTTATCGTTGGCTTTAGCAACATTCAGATAGCGGAAATAGTCTTGTTGCAATGCAGTAGTGTCAAATCCCTTGATTTGGAAATACTTAAGTTTTGTACCTAAAACTAAGACTGTATCGTCAAATATGGTCGTGTCTGTGTCAGCCGTAAAGCTATTCTTTACTTGGTCAGTAGCACTTCTAGCCCAACCTTTTGAGCGGTATTCAAAACCTAAATACTCTTGTGTGTTATATGGTGGCCAAATTTGGAACTTATTGCCTAGAATACGCCACCGAATACGAGGGCCTGTCGAGATATAACCCGACTTTAGCCATTGCCATTGTTGGGCATCTTCAGGGCCAAGCATCTGCCAATGTTTTGTTTTGTCCCAATGGGTATTGTCCGTAATGGTTTCAAAGTCATTTGGTAATGGGTATTTTGTCTGCGAAAAGGTAAAAGTTACGCCTGTGTATGTGCCACTAGCCAACTGACTCATAACAATCGTAGAAGTCGTGCCGTTAAAGGTTACAGAGGATACATAGGTATCTTGGTTAATTCCTGTGCCTGTAATAGAAAAATTGCCATTTAAAGCTGTAGCGTTACCCGTTACAACAATGTTATAACTTTGGTCGCTAATTGTATTACCTACAAAAGTCTGTGCATCGGTATAGAAACGATACTCCAACTGTAATGCTTGCCAATCATATTCTTTAACCAAGTCATAACCTTGACGATTCATTAAGGCTAAAACCTGTTGTACATCCTGATTGGTATTACCCGCCACATAGGTGGGGATAGCAAGGTTTAATTCGCTTGTGGTCTGTTGCACCAGTTGGAGCATCGTTGATGACATATTAGACTTCCTCTACGACTTTTGGTTTACGAGTTTTAGGTTTCTTTTCACCAACTGCCGCAAGTATAGCCGCCATCTGTTCTTGCATTAGGGCGAGCTTCGCATCAGTTTCAGCCTTAATTTTAGCAGTTTCCTCGTCTTTTTTGGCAAGTTCTTGCTTTAACTGATTAATTTCTTCATCTCGCTTGGCAGCTTCAGCCGATTCGCTTGCAAGGTTTAAAAACGATTTAGCCTTATCCCGAAAGGCGTGTGGTGACATACCTGCAATCATTCCAATGCGTTGTAGCTGTAAATCTGACGCATTAGCAATAGATTCTACAGTCATAAACTTAACGCCCCGTAATTCTTGGGCTTGGGATTGGCTAATTAATGGCCATTGTTCGACAGGCGTTCCAATGATTTCGCTACTGTAATCTTGGGTTGCTTGATATTGAAGCCATTGGCGGGGAAAACGCTGTTTATGGCTTTCCTGTGCGTAGGTATCAATCTCAGTCAGGTTATCCCCAGCGACCATGATTCGTACAAAATCAAAGTCTTTAAATATGGGTCTGCCTGATTCGTTGGACTCATGCTCTAGTTTAACGGCTCTTTTGTAAAACTTAACTGCTAAACGAGAATCTGCGTTTTGCTCATCGCTATCTATTGCCATTTGTAAAACTCCTCTAAGTGGTTAAAGGTACTGCGGTTAAAAGAAAAAGGGCTACCCCAATTACGAGATAGCCCCTTGTTTTTACTACAATTTATGATTAAACGCTAGTTTTTCCAAACCAACCATAATCACCCGCTACCATAGACTCTGCTGGTGCAATATAAGTGCCACCAGTAGCCGTTGCGGCAAAGGTTGAAGCGTTAACTGTAACATCGGTTGCACCTGCTGCAATCGTGCCACCTGCTTTAGCGAATACATAACGCAAACCATCAGAACCAAAAGTTTGTGAGCCTAGTGGGCCAAAACTTGGGATTCCAATAGCGGTTGAGCCGTTAGTGTATTCAAACGATTCAGGCGTGATTGTTCCTAATTCAACGCCTGCAATGGGGAGTACTGTGTAAGCCATGATTTTTCCTTTACAAATTAGGTGGTCAAAATACCCTGCAACTGAGCGTTGCTGGTGGTTAAATTGCCTGCCCATCCGTAGAGCTTAACAATCGCATCTTGGTTGATGGCTTGACGCTCACCACCGATAGGTACGAAATTACGCTCTTTGTGTGGGCGGAAGAAAATGTAATTGGTGTTCAAGAGATACATATAAGTTGCTGTTTCTTGATTACCAATACCACCACCGAGTACGACATCAGCAGATGTACCACCGCCGTAGAACTTAAGGGATGCAAAACCTGCTGCACCACTTTCTTCGGTAGTAATACGCTGAATTGCTTGTAATGCACCTACAAAATACTGATATGTGGTGTTACCTGCAATGTACAAGTCAGCCTTATCTGTACCACGAACCTGCTTGATGGCAGCTTCAGTCATCTTAGCAAGGGTGTTAGTAGAGGAAAGACCAGTCGTGGCTTGATTCTGCCAGAATGTCCAGTTTGCACGATTAATACCACCATAAGTACCTGTGGTTGGGGTTGTAGAAATTGCAGCAGCTAAGCCGTCAATGTTCTTACCGCCATTACCAGTACCATCACCATACAAATCGCTAGAAATGCGGTTCAAAAGGCGAGCTTCAGAAACTTGCATACGACCATCTAACAGGTCAATGATTGCCTCTTTGCTTGAGTTTTGGAGCATTTCTAAACCACTCATCGTTACAGCAGCAGCGTATTGAGCAATCTTGAACTGAGCAGCCGAGATTGGGCTATCAGGAGCAATGTTCAATACTTCGTAACCGCTATACGAATTAGCGTTGTTGGTGTTAGGGTCGTTGTACATGATTTCTTCCAAAATCACATTACCACCCGAAAATGGGCGTACATTGCCCTTAGAGTTAAGTCTTTGCAGAATCGCATTGTTCTGCGTTAAGTTATCAGCCAATTCACCGCTACGACTTTGAATGGTGGTAGCGATAATATCGGTGATTGCTGAGTTAGCAAATGCCATGATTTATCCTTTATTAGTTAATTAAAGCCTACCGCTCTCTGCTTCGGCCATTTGAGCCATCAATAGAGAACGCCTGTCCTTTGCTTCGACTTTCGCCTGCGTTCCGTTAGGAGTAACGGATTTTGGACTAACAGCCGTTGCTTTGGCTCTAGCTACTTGTTGTGCCTTAGATGCTTGCTTTGTAGCGTTGTTCAGGAGTTTTTCCTGTTCCAACCTAAAGGCTTCATCGTTCATACGCACAGCTTTTGCATAAGCCGTTTCAAGGTCTTGGGCCTTACCTAGCTCAAGTAGTTGAGCCATTTCTTCCCTAACCATATCAAAGTGCGGAAACCGCTCTTTGTCACTTCTTACTCGCTCAATCTCATTATTCAATCGAGCTTGTTCTTCTTGCTCAAACCGCCCTTTTATCGTGCTAACCTCTTGATTAACTTGATAAAGTTGTTGCATTAACTGTTGGGTATATGCGTCAACTGGTTGTTGCGGTTCGTTAATTTGATTTAAGTTTACTCCATAATCTTGTGCAAGTCTATGAAACATTTGTACTTTTTGGTCATGCGGTGCTTTGGTCAGAATCATGTGGGCCCGACCTAAGTTGTTTATCCATGCGGCAGGGTGTATTCCTTGTGCTTGGAGTTCAGGGATAAATGGGTTAATCGCTTCCTCAAGACCCTTTGCTCGCTCCGCTTCTGCTTTATATACGCTAACGCCTTTTTTAAACTCGTTTTCTCGTTGGTTAAGGTATTCAAGATGTTTTCTGCTTTCTTCTTTAGTTAATGTTTCGCCCTTGGCTATCTTATCCCAAAGAGGTAAAAGGTCTTTCTTCCAAGTTGTAGGCTTTGGTATATCGCCACTCTCAGGCTGTTCTTCGGGCTGTTCGGGTTCAGTCGTATCTTCTGCAACAGCCTCAATGCTCGTTTCCTCTGCCACCGCTTCATCTTTAGCGACAAACTGTCCCTTCTCATTCCGAGTAGGTTCGTCTTGAGAAACTTCCTCTTGCATTTCCTCATGTTCTTCCTCTACGGGTTTACCCTCATCTTGGGGTTCTAAGACTTCCTCTAATGCGGATTCCAACATCTCTCTGCGGTCTGCCATGATTGCTCCTTAACGATAGTTTAGTTTGGCGTAAGCAAGCTCGGCAATCTTGCGTTTACGGGTTTCTTGCTCT